GATAACTTGGGTGAAGATGAGAAGAAATACGAAGCCACAATTAAATTAAGAGTATTGGGTTATATTACAGGTGAAGGAGATAACTCTCAAATTGGAGATTACTCAACTACAGAAAATCCAGTTAAAATTAGGTTTCCAAAAGAGCATGTCATCGTAGGCGACCTCAACGAATTTGGTGATGGCTTTTTTAAAGAGTAAGAGTTTTTGCCCATCAGACAACTATTTACTTTAGCAAAGTCTGAATTAGGAGACCTTACTATATGAGTGCAAAGAAGTTTAAGTTTGTATCCCCAGGTGTTTTTCTCAACGAGATTGACAACTCTATCCTACCAAGAGAGCCAAGAGATATTGGTCCCATGGTAATTGGCCGCGCCCTTCGTGGTCCAGCAATGCGTCCTGTAACAGTAGATTCATTTGAAGAGTTCGTAAATCTTTACGGAGCCCCAGTACCCGGTGGAGATGGTGATGATGTTTGGAGAAATGGCAACAAGCTAACTCCAATGTACGGCACATATGCCGCCCAAGCTTGGTTGAAAAACTCACCTACAATAACTTACTTTAGATTGGCTGGTGTAGAGCACCTTAACAATGACGGCACTGACGACGCTAAAGCTGGTTGGAGGACTACTAAGCTTCTAGCATCGGCTGAAGCTAGTGCTGATTGGACGGCTGGAGAACTGCAAGATGCATCAGGTTCATTAACAAATTCTGGTGGTGCCTTTGGTCTTTGGGTGTTTGATTCTAAGATTACCGGTTCAGAAGCTGACGAAAAACAAACTACTGGCTCTTTAGCTGCTGTTTGGTATGTTAATGAAGGCTCTTTGGGTCTTAAAGGAAAGTCAACATTTAATAATGGAGCTGATAAAGATTTCGCTCAGGCAGAACCAATTGCCTCTAATGGTACAAACTTCACAGTTGTCATCACAGGCTCAAACACAAAAGAAGAGATTACATTCAACTTTGACAAAAACAATAAAAGATATATTAGAAAGGTATTTAATACCAATCCAACTCTAGTAAATTCAACAATCACAAGTACTAATTCAACAAAAAATTACTGGCTTGGTGAAACATTTGAAAACACTTTTACCAATCATATTAGTAGTAGCTGCACTGCTTCAATACCAGAAAGCTCAACAAACTCATACTGGGGTGTTGTTATGTATATCGGTACTCCAATTGAATCTGGCGGTGATGGCAATGCAGACCATGCAGATAGGAAAAGGTCTTTTACCAACCCAGAAACTGGTTGGTATTTCTCACAGGATTTAGGTAACGATCCAACAAACTATGATCCAAGAAATATGGATAAATTGTTCAAATTTGTTTCTTTAGGGCATGGTGAATGGGCACAAAAGAACACAAAGATAAGCATTCAGAACATTAAAGCACCTTCAAATAATTTTGTTTCATACCCAACTTTTGATGTTGTAGTGAGAAACATTGCAGATAACGATAAGGCGCAACAGATTATAGAGAAGTTCAGTAATTGTAACTTAAATCCAAAGTCACCAGATTTTATTGGTGCAAAGATTGGTACACAATACTATGAGTTTAATACTGCAAAAAGAAGATTAGAACTTAAGGGGGCTTTCTCTAACAAGTCTAAGTATATTCGTGTCGAATTAGATCCTTCAGTTGAGGCAGGTACATCAAATGAAGAGTATGTTCCATTTGGTGTTTACGGACCAACTAAATATAAGGATTTTCATGTTAGCTCTAGTGCTGGCGCTTCTGCTCAAGATGTGAAGGTTGCAGTGACTTCATCAACTTATAATCCAAGTCTAGAGGTTATTGCTACAGGAACTGAACAATATGTGTGGGGCGTCGGCGGTGAAACTGCCATTCCCTTTGACCGTAATCTAGAAGAGTTCACTTCTGATGCTTTTGTAACCTCTTCTCATATCAACCTTGATTACAAGTTTGTCTTCCCAGAGGTTAGATTAAGACAACACACGGGACAAGATGGTCTATCATCACCTTCACAGGCAAACTTTGGTGTTTGGACTGGTGAATCTGATACATCTGTTGTATTTAACAGAGATATTCTTGATTTAACAAGAGATTTATCATCTGATGTCTCAGAGATTCATGACCCAAGCACAACCGCAGTCATCGACCATCAATACATCTTTACTTTAGATGATATTTGGTATGACGGGGACAATAAGCGTTATGCTTGGGCAAAGGGCAAGAGAAGAGCGGTAGCAAATAAATCAGTTACAGCCATATCTGGCTCTTGGAGAGATCTTGTAAACACTGGAATCAACTCATTCACTACCTTAATGTATGGTGGTACTGATGGTTGGAATATTACTGAGAAAAACCCAATTAGAAACACTTTCCACGGTGGTGCGACAGAAACAACCAACTATGCTTATAACTCAATTAAGCAAGCTGTAGATTCTGTTAAAGACCCAGAGTTTGCCGAGTACAACCTTGTCTCAATACCTGGTATCACAAACGATGGTCTCACAAGACATCTAATCGATACAGTAGAGGATAGAGGTGATGCTCTAGCAGTCATCGACCTAGAAGGCGATTACGTTCCTCTACACGAGGGTACAGCAGCTTCTTATGGCTCTGTAACCACAACAGTAAACAACCTCAAGCAAAGAGGTATTAACTCAAGCTACGCTTGTGCTTACTACCCCTATGTACAAGTTAGAGATACCCTAACTGGCGATTTAGTTTACATGCCCCCATCTGTCCTAGCTGTAGGCGCAATGTCCTACACAGACAGAGTTAAAGCTCCATGGTTTGCTCCAGCAGGCTTTAACAGAGGCGGTTTGTCAAGTGGTGTTGCTGGTCTACCAGTTGTCGGAGTAACCGACAAATTGAACTCTGAAGATCGTGATGATCTTTATGATGCCAACATCAACCCAATCGCCAGCTTCCCAAGCGAAGGTATTGTAATCTTTGGTCAAAAGACCCTACAAGTTACACAAAGTGCGCTAGACCGCATTAATGTAAGAAGATTACTACTCTTCGTTAAGAAGGGTATCTCAAGAATCTCAAATGAGCTACTATTTGAGCCTAACGTTCAAGAGACATGGGACAGATTCATTTCCAGAGCTAACCCATTCCTAGCTGATGTTAAGGCAAGATTCGGTCTAACTGATTACAAGTTGGTTCTAGATAAGACCACTACAACACCAGACCTAATCGACCAAAACATCATGTACGCAAAGGTATTCTTGAAGCCAGCTAGAGCCATTGAGTTCATCGCAGTTGATTTCATCATTACTAACACCGGAGCTTCCTTTGAAGACTAAACAGGAGAATTTATAAATGGCACAAGCTACTAATTTACCACCATGGCAATCAGCAGGAATCGAGCCTAAAAGAAAATTTAAATTTATTCTTATTCTAGGCGACGTTCCAGCTTGGGTAGTTCGTACTGCTGGTAGACCTAACATTAATGTATCCGAGGGTGGAAAGCATAACTTCTTAGGTCATGAGTTTAAGTTCCCCGGTAGAGTAACATGGGACAATATCGAAGTTAGCTTGGTAGACCCAATTGACTTTGATGCCTCCAGAAGACTTCTCAACATTATTAGAGATGCTGGCTACTACTCACCTTCTTCATGGGCTGGTGATAACGAGAACCACAGAAAGTCAATCTCAAAGAGAAACTTTGTACAAGGCAACTTAGGCACTATTCAGGTTCAAGCTTTAAATGCAGAAGGTGTTGTAGCTGAGACATGGACTCTAAACAATGCTTGGATTAGCAAAGTATCTCACGATGACTTAGATTATGGCTCAGAAGATCTACTCAACATCTCATTAACAATTGTTTACGATTGGGCAGACCTACAGATCAACCAAGATCTAGTAACCATTGGTTAATAAATTTTAATCAAAGCCTATTTATAGTATGGCAAAAAGGTCTCCATTTACTAAATTTGGATCTGGTGTAGTTGGCTCACATGAGAATTCTCTTTTGAGAGATGGCGTTGCATCAAGAGCAGCGGTATTACAAGAAGGCAATCTACAGAACTCATATCGCTTCTTTTTAGAGTTAAGAGGTGTTAATGTTGCTTATATTATTAATGTAAGTCGTCCTTCGTACACCCTACAAACACAAGATGCAAAGCTTTTAAATTGGACTTTTTCATACCCAACTAACATAACTTGGGACCCAATCTCTTTTACTATTAGAGAATTATTTGATGGTTATAACTATACTAGCATACTAGGCTTGTTTTACAAAAAATTAACTGATTATTCTTGGGATCCGCCAAATCAATTAAGCGTAAACTCACCAGTGTTAAATGACACTAATTCTAAGTTTGCAAAAGATTTGTCAAAATCAGTCTTACAAGAATCGCTTGGACCTGTTAAAATAAAGTCGCTGGATGACGAAGGTAATATTGTAGAAACATGGACTCTTCACGGAGCTTTCATAACTTCTATGAAGCCATCACAACTTTCATACGAACAAGATTCCCTAACTAGTATAGATGTATCAATAAAGTATGATTTTGCCACATTAGAGGTGTCCGATTCTGTAGAGAAGTATGGCACAAAGTAATTTTTAAATAAGAGGAAAAATGAACAATCCACAAATTGACGAAAGCTTGTTGCGAGCTATGGCTCAAGCACAAAGCGGAGGTGCCAATGTATATACGCCTCCAACAATGCTAGTAGATCTACCATCGAGAGGTTTATTATATCCAGAAAACCACCCTCTATTTGGTAGAGAGTCTGTAGAAATAAAATATATGACGACTAAAGAGGAAGACATCCTTTTAAATCAATCTTATATTGAGTCTGGTGAAGTATTAGATCGAGTAATTGAGTCTGTTTTGATTGACAAGAGAATTAAAGTTGATACTCTCCTTAATGCCGATAAAAGTGCCATTCAGTTAGCGTGTAGATCTAATGCATATGGCGAAACTTATGAGTTTTCATACACATGTGAAAATTGCGGGACAAACAATGATGCTTCTGTCAATTTAACAGAGGTTAAACATTACGAAGTAGATTTTGAAAAGATAAAAAAAGATGGTGGCATTGTTATTGAGCTACCAATTACAAAAGCAATCGTTAAAGCAAGAGTTATGTCAGGCGAAGACGAGAAGGATATTCAAAAGCGAATAAAACAAAAGAAAAAGCACAATCTACCAGAAGAAATATTAATTGAGAGATATCGTCAAATATTTGTTTCTATTAATGACAATGAAGATCCTTTATTTTTAGCTAATTTTATTAAAAATATGCCTTTAAGAGATTCAAGATATTTTATGAAGTCATACTCAAACTTACTGCCCGGTGTTGATTTCAGTTTTGAACATGAATGTTCCAAATGTGAAACCATCAACAAGGGAGGTGTGCCTGTTGGCTTGAGCTTTTTTTACCCTGAGCAATGAGTATATCTCTAGCGTTTATAAGATGTTTTTGAGGCTAATGAAGGACTTTGGGTGGACTTGGACAGAGTTGTATTGCTTACCAGTTTCTTTAAGAATGTGGATTATAGAACAATCATCAAAAATGGTTCAAGGCAATAATGAGTAAAATACTACTTATTGTATGACTGAAGAAAAAAAATATAAAGAGGCTATTGATTATTTTAAAAAGAGCCTTGAACTAGAAAGACAGAGAAGCGGTATTATTGATGAAATTAATACATCGCTTAAAGAACAGACAACTATTATACAGGGCTTAGATAAGCTTGCCTCGGGCACAAGCGCCGCGCTGAATGCGCTTAAGCTTACTACTGGGGTTCTCGGAGATTTACCTACCCAAGTAATCGAACTTGGTGAGCAGCTTAAAAGAGCAACAGGTTTTAACGAAAAGTATGCTAGCTCGATCGTGTCTACTAGGGACGCATTGCTAGAGTTAGGAGCAGAAACTAGTAGATATGGCGTAACATCTAAAGAAAATATAGAAACTTTAAAAAATTTAGCAAGAGAAAATGTTAAACTACTGCCAATATTTGAAAAGAATAGGGTGGGATTAGTTAGATTTTCTTCTAGGCTTAAAGCATTTGGCGTAGACACTAAAGATTCTGCTGCTCTGATTGGAACCCTAACTTCTAATTTGGATATGACACAGGGGCAGCTTGATAAAACAAGAATATCTTTGGTTAGTTTTGCCAATCAAACAGGGCAAAGTATAGAAAAAGTTGTTAAAGATTATAGTTCGTCAATTGGTAAATTTATGGACTTCCTAGATCCCGCTCAAATGAATAAATCATTCATGCAATTTCAAATAATGGCTAGGCGAATGGGAATGGAGGCTGGTAGCTTATATGATATGGCTACAAAATTTGACACGATAGAGGGCGCTCAACAATTAGGATCCAGACTAAATCAAACATTCTCTGCTCTTGGTATTGAATTTAATGCACTAGCAATTCAAGAAATGGAGCCTCGCCAAAGAATAGATTACATAGCCACAAAAACTAGAGAGGCTTTAGCAAAAGCAAGAACTATGGGCGGCAGAGAAGGACGCCTAATTATGAGATCCCTTCAGGAAGCAGGTGGATTTTCAAGTCTAGCTGAAGTTAGAGCTTTTGCTGCCGAAGGTGGCATGAGAAGGGCTGGTACTTTTGAGTTGGGAGGAGGAGTAGTCGCCCCTATGACTGCTGGCAGAGAAGCAGAGTTGGCAAGAAGACAAAATTTCACTAGAGTTGCCGCCGCTGAAGCTGCGGAGCGAGAGGAATTTTTAGTACGACAAACAAAGCTATTTAAAAAATTAACTAAAGCGGGAGGAGTTTTAGACGATTTTGGAAAAGTAATATTGACAATGGAAGAGCGCCTGAAGCCCGTAAAGGATTTAACAGCCAAAAAGGCGGCAGAAACTATTGAACAAAGGACTGATGCTGCTTCTGAAGTTCTAGAAAGAGCGATTAAGGGCCAAACAAGGATTGGAGAAAGAGCAGCAGGGATTCTAAATAATACTTTTGGAACTAATATCTCGGCAAGCGCGACCATTGCTGAAGCTTTAAAATTGATCGAACTCGCCAATAAGGGTCCCAAGCCACCGGATGACAATAAGACCCCAAAACCGCGCTCAAACAGGGAAGATAAACCACCTCAAACTCCGGTACCCCCAACTGGTGGAGGTGGGTTTAATGGAGCCCAATTTGCTGTTTTAAAAAAACTAGCAGATGCTTTAAGCAAAGTGGCTAATATGAATTTAAACGGAGCTGGCTAAATTAGATCTAACCGCACCATAAAGTGGTTATATTAAAAGAGGGAAAAGATGAGTAATTTTTTAGACCAAATAAATAAAGCAACCAACGCAGCAAATAAATTTGTGAATGAGGCAAATTTAAAATCTATGGAGGGTGTAACATCAGATTTTGACCCTTCCAGAGATACTACAGGACAAGATGTTAGTCACATTCGTAATAATTTAGAGGCTTTTGCAAATATTTACTTTACATTTCCAGTAACTGATCGAAATGAAAGGCTTGTTTTACCCGCTTTCTTAACCAGCTTCAGCGATTCTTTTAATCCCAACTGGAATTCGACCCCAGTTTATGGACGCGCTGACCCAATCCCAATTTACAGAAATACTACCCGCTCAACTTCTATTGGC